ATACAGTGTCTTGTTCTCAAACATGCACCACAAAAGTTTGAAACTTATGAGGATGAGATACAGTATTTAATCAGCCACGAACAACGTAATAGATTCATCAAAAATCTAACGCTTGATCTTAAAGGGAACACCCTTGTTCTTTTTGCAAGAGTCGAAGCACATGGTGCCGTACTCTATGAGGAGATAAATAAAAACAAGGGTGACGACCGTAAGGTATTTTTTATACATGGAGGAGTAGATGCGGAAGAGAGGGAACTAGTTAGAGAGATAACCGAAAGAGAATCCAACGCAGTTATTGTTGCTTCTTATGGAACTTTTTCTACTGGTATCAACATTAAAAACCTCCATAATGTTATCTTTGCCTCTCCAAGTAAATCCAGAATCCGCAATCTTCAAAGTATTGGACGAGTTCTTAGAAAAGGAAAAGGAAAAGTAAAAGCAACTCTGTATGACATCGCTGATGATTGTACAACCAAGTCCAGACGAAATTACACACTTAATCATTTCATAGAAAGAATCAAAACATATAATGAGGAAAACTTTAACTATGAGATAATCACTATTCAATTAAAGGTATGATAGAAGACGATTTTTATGCAACACTAAAACTTAAGACAGGTGAAGAGATCTTCGCTAAAGTAGCTGCTACTGAAGAGGAAGATAGAACCATGCTGTTAGTTTCTAATCCAATTATTGTTGGGGAAATTAAAAGTAAAATAGGAACTGTTGGATATAAAATAGAACCATGGTTAAAAACAACTACGGAAGATATGTTTATATTGAATATGAATGATATTCTTACAATGTCCGAGTCATCCGATATAGAAATGATTATGATGTATCAAGATTATGTTAGATCATCTAATAAAACTGGAGATAATCATTCTAAACTTGATCGCAAAATGGGTCGATTAGGTAATGTAAATGACGTAAAAGAGATACTAGAAAAGATATTCAAGAGTACCTAAGCCATCCCTATGAACCCTGACAGAGTTAGTCTATATGGTATTCTGTAACCTGTCAAGTGTGTCACCTTGTCACCTCGTCACTAAGATGATATAATTCATACATATTATGAGTTATCTTTATGATTCAACCCGGTATGACAAGAAGAAAAAGGTCAGAACACTACGTAAATAATAAAGAGTTCCTTGCAGCCTTAATTGAATATAGAACTCAAGTAGAAGTTTCTTACAGAAAAAAGTTTGGACAGATTTTGTCTGAGCAAGATAAATCAGAAAGAGCAAGAAGGTGGGATACAAAACCACCAATCCCTCGTTACATTGGCGAGTGCTTCCTTAAGATTGCAAATCATCTATCATTCAAACCAAACTTTGTTAATTACATGTTCAAGGAGGACATGATCTCT